ACGTGAAGAGCACATGGTTCCAAACTCTTGGTAACAAGATCCAAAAAGTTTCGAACAAGATTCACCAATTGACACTACGTGGCGGCGCGAACTTCCTAGTTTGCTCCCCAGACGTAGCTACAATCATTGAATCCATCCCAGGCTTCAGCACCAACACGGACGGCGATCAAGCCAAGTTCGCGATGGGCGTTGCCAAGGTTGGCGCTCTAAGTAACCGTTGGACAGTATACAAGAACCCATACATGACAGACAATGTTATGTTGGTAGGTTTCCGTGGAACAAACTTCCTAGAAACCGGCGCTGTTTACGCTCCATACATCCCACTGATCCAAACACCATTGGTGTACGATCCAGTGAACTTCACACCACGTCGTGGCGTGATGACACGTTATGCAAAGAAGATGCTACGTCCTGAGTTTTACGGTAAAATAATTATCGGAAACCTCAACGAAGTCTAATCGTTCGTCTCCTAAAAGGGGATTTTATAAAAAGACCGCCCGAAAGGGCGGTCTTTTTTTGTCTATTTGTCTTGACTATTACGCTTTTACTAGTATATTTATCCATATAACTATGAATAATACGATAAAATCTGGCATATACAAAATAACAAATATAGAAAGTGGAAAATTTTATATTGGTTCCTCAAAAAACATAGAGAAGAGGTTTTCGGACCATAGCCGAGATTTGAGAAAGAATGAACATCAAAACATTATTTTACAACGGTCTTGGAATTTACACGGATCCGGTTCTTTTGTGTTTGAAATTATGGAAGAGTGCGATCCACAAGAATGTTTAAAAAGAGAACAATATTATTTGGATTTAATGATGCCATATATGGGAGTTGGATATAATATAAACACTTGTGCAAATGGGGGCGACTCGTTCACATACCATCCAAATAAAGAAGAAATGCGAGAAAAAAATAGAATACTGTCAACGGGAGAAAACAACGGTATGTTCGGCAGAACCCACAGTCCAGATACAATCCAAAAACAAAAAGCCAAAGCTCAAGGCCGTTTTTCACTTCAATGGTTTATAGAAAAGCACGGTGAAGAACTTGGCACTCAAAAGTATCATGATCGCCGACAGATGCTATCTAACAGAGAAATCAACTATAAACATGACAATGGCCTAACTGGCAAAAAGATCGTTGTAGAATCGACCAGAGGAGATAGTGTAAGCCGTGGCAGAAATGCTCTTAAAGATAGAAAAGTAGAATTTTCGGTTGATATATTAAACTTAGAATTGTCTAGTAAGCAGATTGCCGACAAGTATAAAATATCAACTGCGGCAGTAAAATATCATCGCAAGAAAAACAAAGTATAAGTTTATTTACCCATATATACGCTATATATACTTACTATAATTTATGAATAAACTATATCGTTATATTGTCTCGTTTCTTTTTCTTTCAATATTGGCCATCGCCAATCCTATCGATGATAATGCATCACAGTTCGTATATGAAGGTGCGCCAATCAGCAAGATAGTAAAAGATAATCAATATATCATAAAAAATAATTATGCTATTCATTATCGCTTTGACACAAAGACTGCGGAATATGTTGTAGAGCGTCCTACAATTGAAAAAATAAATGGTAAATCAAAACGTAAAGATGATTTTCGTCCAGATCCAGATATATCAAAACAACATCAATCTGTATTAGATGATTATGCTGGTGAAGCATATGATCGTGGACATTTAGTTCCTGCTGGTAATAGCACTCAAAATGATGATGTTATGAGTGAAAGTTTCTTTTTAAGTAACATGGTTCCGCAAGTTCCTAATCATAACCGTGGTATATGGAAACAACTAGAAACGGCGGTTCGTATTTGGGTAAACGAAGGTAAAGATATTTATGTAATTACCGGAACATTTTATAATAAAGAACACAAGCAAATTGGTAAACGTGTTGGTGTGCCAGATTATATGTGGAAAGTTATTGTTGACGCAAAGTCAAAAAAAGGTATTGCTTTTTGGTTTCCAAATGCACCATTACCTGTTGCCGATTTACCTAAATATATTGTATCTATAGATGAAATAGAGAAAAAGACAAGCATCAATTTTAATCCAAAGATGCCCGAAAAATTGCAAAAGGTTTTGGAATCTACTAAAGCAAATCCAACCGATTGGTCCGGTATAATCAAGAATTGATTTCATCTGTGCCAGTGGCCGCGATGATAATGACCACGACCGTACCAACCCATATGTAAGTGCCAATATACAGGAGCTGGGCGTACTATATAAACCGGTGTTACAGCAGGTGTGTCATAAACATACACATTGCGTGTAGGTGCTACGCAACCTGATAGTAGAGAGGTTGCTGTTAATAGTGCTATTAGTTTGATACTTTTTAACATAAATTTTATATTGCATTCTTAAACACAGCTGCGTTCCAATTCATGCGTTTTTTAACGCCTTTATTGGTGGTGGTTCTATATTCTTTATGATTTAAATATTCTTTCGCGGCTTGTTTAAAGTCGCGCATTCCAAGAAATCGAATTGTGTTTGGTCCAAGGTCTCCGCGATAAAGTGCATTAAGTGCTGCAATTCTTACTTGTATTGGCAAATTGTCAAATCCTTTTATCAAACGGCGAGCAATAGTCATCTTTAAACCTATGTCTTTTTTCAACAATTCTTTTGCTTCATTGTCGGTCAATCCTTTGTTTTTATAATTAGCAAGTTCACTGTTTGAAATTATTTTATGACCATATGCTATTGTTGGCATGCCACCTTCAACGCTGGGATGTGGAAACCATTTTCCAGTTGATTGATCAAATCCACCGCGTTTGTTTGACATGCTGTTTTCAAATGAACTTATGATGTTTGCGGCAGAGTCAATTATCCTTGAATCGGATGTGTCTGCTATTTTTTTGGACAGATTTGGTTCTTTGCTAACAAATGGCTTGTTGCCACCAGATGGAATATCTGACTTAGATACTTGAGCAGCTTGTGGCATAGAAAATTTGACCATAGGTTGTTGATCTGCATGTATGTCTTCCATTAGTTTTTTATTGACTTTATTTAAAATTTCTGTTAGCTTGATCATCTACTAATAAATAGTACAAAATTGCTAAATTACGTTTTCATTTTAATATTTATAAATACCCTACTTAGAGATATTTTCTGCTTGTTTGCTATATTTATATAATATGTCAAATGATATACAGTATAATATCGACCAGGACCGGGTGAGGTGGCCGGGCTCCGGCTCCGCAATCACCATAGGTAGCACTCCGTTTGGATTCTTTGAATTGGATCCTGTATTTGCCAATGATGGTGTAGCATCTGCACGTTGGGCCGCTACAAGGTTGGGCTATCCAATCACAGACATTGAAATGGTTGACACAAATTTTTATGCTTGTTTTGAAGAAGCATGTTTTGAATATAGTTCACAAGTAAATCAGTTTAATATCAGAAACAATATCGGCGTATTGCAAGGCAGTTCAGCAAATGTAAATTTGACTCAAACAAATGTGGCTGGAAGTGGATTGCCATATATAATCAAGATCGCACAAGGGTACGGTACTGAATTTGGCGTTGGTGGATATGTAGATTGGAAATCTGGAAGTATAGATTTGAAGACAGGTAAGCAAACATATGACCTACAAGCTTTGTGGGGAAATGTCAGTGAAAGTTTCAATAGAATAGAAATTCGTAGAATCTTCCACAATACACCTCCTGCATCTGCTCGTATCTATGACCCATTTAGTATGACAGGTATGAGTTATAGTAACGTTCTAAACGAAATGGGATTTGCCGGTTATTCTCCAGCAACACAATTTTTGATGACTCCAATCTTTGAAGATTTGCTGCGTATGCAAGCAATTGAATTCAACGATCTTGTTAGAAAGTCGGGATATAGTTTTGAATTGATAAACAACAAATTAAAAGTGTTTCCGATTCCAACATATGAAATGAAGATGCATTTCCAGTATCTACTTATATCTGACAGAGATTCTCAAGGAATATCAAATTCGGGTTCATATTATAATGCATCTGGATCCGCTGTGTCTTCGCCTATCATTGGTGATTATAGCAATGTTCCATATGATGTTATACCATACTCATCTGTAAACTCTGTTGGTAAGCAGTGGATCAGAAAATATTTCCTTGCATTGTGCAAAGAAGTTCTTGGTAGCATTCGTCAAAAGTATCAAACCATTCCAATCCCAGGGGCTGAAGTTACACTGGACGGTGCTGAACTTCGTCAAGAAGCAACATCTGAAAAAGAATTGCTAGTGACTCAATTGCGCGAAAATTTGGAAGCTAGTGGAAGAAAGGCCCAGATGGAAATGAAAGCAGCCGAAGCACAACAGATAATGGAAACGTTACAAAAAATACCACTTGGGATTTATATTGGATGAAACCATTTTCAATACTAGACCAAGTTTTAACGAAATACGAAAGGAAACGACTTCAACATACGGGTATAAAACAAACATTAAAACCAAAAACCAATTTTACATCGCTTGAGAGAAAATATTATCTTATGCTAAAAGAAATTGGGGTTGATTATGTTCCACAATACCCTATGGGCGGAAGATACTACGACGCTTATTTACCTGATCAAAATATACTGCTAGAGTTCGACGGTTCTTTTTGGCATCCAAAATCAAAAGATGATTGCAAATACATATTTCAAAAAAAGAGTATGGAAGTAGACAAGTTAAAGAACAAGATGGCAGAAGATAAAGGAATGAAAATCATAAGAATCCGTGAAGAATCGCCAGTGACAACAGCAGAAATGAAGAAGTTAATATTCTCATAAAAATCATATGCCACTAAAATATTTAAATAGAAGTAATAACAGTACCGCAATATCGGCGGGTAATAGTGTGCTATTTAATGGAAGTAATCAGTATTTGAGTGTTGCGAGTAATTCCGCTTTTGATTTTGGCACCGGTGATTTTACTATCGAGGGATGGATAAATCCTACATCAATCGATGGTACTTATAGATGTGTTTTTTCTATAGGAAATCCTGTGCAAATATATGCAAGAAGTGGAACATTGGAAATTTATTTCAACGACAGCGATAATACTATTACGTACATCGTATTTGCGTCAAATGGTCCATTGAATGCCATAACAGCCAATACTTGGGCGCATTTTGCTGTGGTAAGGAGTGGAACTACTTTCACTGCTTATATCAATGGTGTTGCCGGTACACCCACCACCGGTGTAAGTGCCGCCGTTGCATCTACTTCGACCGATGCAGTGATAGGAAACGTACTTAACCTCTATCCATTTTCAGGTTACATAAGCAATCTTCGCGTAGTTAAAGGCACCGCTGTTTACACATCCAATTTTACTCCGTCAACAACTCCATTAACTGCAATAGCCAATACTTCACTGCTTACATGTAATGCACCAACAATCGTTGATAGTAGCAATAATAATTTTACTATTACAAACAACGGAGCAGCTACGGTTTCATCAACTGTTCCATTTACTGCATCGTTTACACCAGCACCAAGTGGAATGAAATTTAAGAATAGAAATAATAGTGGAACACCAACGTCAACGGGAAAGAGTGTACAGTTTAATGGAAGCAACCAATATTTGAGTCTTGCGAGTAATGCCGTGTTTAATTTTGGGACGGGAAGTTTTACTGTAGAATGTTGGTTTTATGCAACAGCAAATGTTTCATCGCAACAATGTTTAATTACAAATTACAGCGGACCATCGGCTGGATGGGCTATACAAATAACGTCCGGTGTGATTGGTGCAAATCTTTCCGGTGATGGTTTTGACATATCTGGAGGAAGTCCTGCAATAAATACTTGGTACCACGTGGCATTATCAGGAGCACAAGGATCTATAAAGTTATTTTTAAACGGAGTTCAAATTGGTTCCACTTATACAGGAGCAGTTTCGATGGATACTTCAGCAGCTACGACGGTTGGTAATATTGTTGGTACAGCATATATGAATGGATATATATCAAATGTTCGCGTTGTTAAAGGTACTGCACTATACACATCGTCATTCACCGTTCCAACTTCCCCATTAACAGCAATAGCAAATACATCATTGCTTACATGTAATGCTGCTACGATTGTTGATAACAGTTCAAACAATCTTACCATTACCAACAATAACTCTGCTACAGTTTCGTCTACAACTCCATTCACTGTTGCTTCGGCAGCAAGTACAATGAAAATGAGAAAAGTAAATGCCGACCCTACTATAGTCACTAGTGGTCTTGTATTAAATCTTGATGCCGGAAATGCAAGTTCATATCCTGGTAGTGGAACAAGTTGGAGTGATTTGAGTGGAAACAATAATAATGGAACATTATTCAATGGACCAGCTTTTTCAAATTCATCCGCAGATGTTATATCATTTGACGGTGCAGATGATTATTTTCAAGCAAATATAAATACGATAGCACTTGACGGAGATCCAAGTTTGTCTGTGGATATGTTTGTAAGAAGAAGAACCGGTACAAATATAGGTGGTGGCGGGGAACTCGTGGGCGGTAGTTTTTGGGGTATAGGCGGAATGGGTCAAGGAAATTCAATTAACGGATGGACACCAACCGCAAATCTTATACATTTAGATATTTACGATTCTACAAGACTTGCAACTTCGGCATATTATCCAGAAAATCAATTTGTACATATATGTTGGACAAAAAATGGAGCAGGTGCAGAAACAACAAACATAAAATGTTATGTTAATGGTTCGGAAGTTGCTTTAACAAAAACAAGAAATGCCACGAGAGCAAATCAATTTAATACAAGTACAAGTGGAAAAGGTGTATGTTTAGGAAGAGCTAATGCCGATTCCGCTTCTTTTCCGGCTCCAATAGATATCGGAACATTTAAAGTATATAGTCGTGCTCTGTCGAGTAACGAAGTTCTCCAAAACTACAATGTAATTAGAGCAAGATTTGGATTATAAAATTATATAAACAAACAAAACAATTTTTTTCGCAAGAAAATTAAAACAAAAACAATCGTTATATAAAATATTATGGCATCAAACCTAAATTCTGAATTCAATTATAAATACCAAGTCATTGGTTCTACTCCATGGGAAAAACTCAAGACTCTAAAAGGGTTTTTAGTTGGTCGCAAACGCGCCGCAGCACTAGAAAGATGTGCAGAACTAAAATACAAAGCAAAACTAGAAGAGTATAAACATCTCAAAACAGTTCCGGCACTGCCACATGTATTATTAAATCTAGAAGCTGAAATCATAGAGTTAGAGTCACACTTAGATGATCAAAAACATGCATTTGAATTAAATCGCACAGAAATCAAAATCTTAGAAAATCTAATAGCAGAACTATATGAAGTATGTGAGCCTACTCGTATAGAAGGTTATACAGATGATCAAATGTTTGAAGCTAATGCAAATCTTGAATTTACTGTAACAGTAGGTCGTGAATTACAATCTGAAATTATTGCATATGGTCGTCCAAGTTCAGCTAAACTATTAAATGCTATGAGCAATCCTCAAACACTACAAATGCTAACATCAGTAGGT